TAAATCCGGAAAAACCAGACGTGCCGCTTAACAAAAACGATGCGTTTCAAAAAGTACAAAAACGACGCGTACAAGAAAAAAGGTGAGCGCGGTCCTATTCAGCATGATCAAAGCCCACCGTTTTTCTTTCACTTGAACCCTCTTTAAATGGCTTTAAAATATCATTTAAAAGCCATTGCAGATTCAAAATAATTCCCTATCTTTATGCAATGTTAGGCTGCTATACCTGACACTTCATCCGGCTTCGTGTACAGCATCATGTCTGTATATTTAGCTTGATAGTTTACGCTTGCACTAAACTCCGCTTTCCTGCATTCCTTGAATGGGCTGCCGACAAATGGGTTTCGGTCCATCCAGTCGCACAGTTCTAAAATGGAGGACTTGTTCGAAGTGAAGTACACAAACGAATGCCCTTTCAGAACGGTCAGCACGTCCAGGTAGTCAGCCAGACGCCAGGACATCTCGTAAGTACCCACCTCGGTGGAAAGGTACGGCGGATCAACCAGGAACACCACACCCGGAACATCCTTGTAACGTTTGAATACTTCCTTGTAGTCTTCGCTGGTTATAGTCAGTCCTTCCAGATAATCCTTTGCTTCGGGATAATCTGTTTGCCGAATCCTATTGTAGATGGCTTCTTTCTTCATTCCTTCCAAACTGGTCACATATTTCATGGCGAACAACAAGGATGCGGAAACCGTGATATAATCCACGTAGCCGTGCTCTTTTTCTTCCCTCTCAATACGGGCAAACATTTTATCGCGAACCTCCCCGGTTATACGTTTATTTCTGGGTTCCCCTTCAGCTATCCGGCGCAAATCGGATAACAGCACATTGGTGGCTGGGATATTCGCAAGCCTCCGGCGGTAGTTGTCGAAGTCGTTATACACAACGGCGGCATCAAGCCTGACACATTTGGTAATATGTGACAGCAGGCCCGAGCCGCCAAATAGGTCCACAAACACGGTGCTGCCCGGGAACTGTCCCAGCACCCTGATAAAATCCTTCGCAAACATGCGTTTCTGCCCCACGAAAGGAAGCGGGGCGGACAAATACATCTTTTTCATTTCATTCTGCTTTAAAACGGCCGCAAAGGTCCCCAGAATAAACGAAAAACAGCGGGAAACATGAACGGTTCCCGCTGCAAGACATATACAGCAAACTACACGTTCAGCCCGAAGCGGACCGCCTCGTCACCGGCAAGCAGTGCGCGGGTTCCCTGGATATTGTTCTCGTAGATATGCACATTTCCCAAGTAGAGGGTGATCGACTTCAAGGGAAGTTCTATCTGCCGCGCCATCAGGTACAAGTGGTAAATATCGGAAGGTAGCCCGAGGTTCGCGTCACTGCTACGCTGGTAGGCGGATAGAACCAGTTCACCGCCATCTAACTGGAACTGTACCAGACTCAAACAGGGTGCCTGGTTGCTCTCGGCACCGGTTTCGCCCAGGAAAAGCACGTAGTTCTTGCTGTTGCGCCTCTCCCGGTTGATTTTCGCTATCAACGGAGGCAGCTTCTCGAAATAGGTCGGGTAACTGTTCACCAGGATGGAGCCGCAATAGTCCCACCAGTTGATGCCGGCCTCCCGGTACTTCTCCACGTTGCGCTCACCCTGCATAAATAACTGCAACTCGCTGCGGAGCTTCTTGCGGGCGATATGATGCCCTTCGAATATATCGAGCAGGTCTGCCGGTGTCAGCGAGAGCTGCTCGTTCAGAAGGTACTGTATGTTTCCCTTCTTGTTGGTCTGTGTCTTTCCCGTGGCAAGGATCTTGTCCAGGATGCGGTAATACTTATTCATAGCCATTTCCTCCTTCTAAATTTGAAACTCCCTAAAGATAAGGGGAAACGGCACTCCTTGTGGCATAAGACTGCCTGTTCACACTGCAAGCGTCTTGCAGTCGCTCTGGAACCGTTTCACCAGCGCGTACACCTTGCGCTCGCTCACCGAATACTTTTCGGACAATACGGCCACGACATACGAAACTTTCTCACCCTGATCCAGTAGGCGGGTATAGTCTGAATACAAATCAATATACCGGGCATCCTCCAGACGGATTCCGGATGCTTGAAGCCTTTTCAACAGTTCCCGGTTAAAGTTTAATATCTCAATCACTTTCATACAACAAAAAAATTATATCTTTGCATCGCCAATCATTTTTTAAACACATAAAAAGAGAGAACTCGTGACAGAGGGTATTTGCCCCCGGTCGCGCGAGTTCTCTCGTCGTGTGTTAAAAAAGTGATTGGCGTTACTATTTAACAGGCCGGGGGCTTTTTTCTTCCCTCCCCCGAAGGGTTCATTCCACCCGGTAATCTTCCGGATCAAAAGCGTCTTTCTTTCTCCAGCCGTCAGCCAGTGTATCCTGGATGTGCTTCATGGCCTTCGTGTAGAAGTCCGTCAGTTCCTCCAGATTCTCAAACGTCCGGTACTGGGGCTCCTCATCCGTCCCGAACTTGAACGTCACCGGGAGCATAGCGCCGCCGGTCTGTACGGCCAAATCATACGCTGCCTTATAATTGAACTGGTTCTCACTTGACAGCCATACCGGCATGTCCTCATAGACAAACCCGGAAAGTATCTCCCGGTCGGTCTGGTCGTTGTACCAGCCCGTGATGACGGACTTTATAGTGTCCGGACCGGGTTTCCCGATGAAACCCTCCTCCATGTAGGAGGCGGAGCCGTCCTCCCTTTCCTGCACATCCCAGCGGATGCGCCATCTGTTACGTGCCGGGCTCACGCACTCGATCAGTCTTATCCCGGATGTTCCTTCTACCCGTTTCATGTAAATATGTATTTAGTTCGACCCTTGCCGAAAGTTTCCGTCTTGATGGTGGTCTCGAACGGAAAGCCGTCGGGCATATCCTTCACTTGCAAGAGGATGTTCTTCATCTCCTCGCTGTTGGTGAAGAACTTTTTCGGTTCGCCGTTCATCTCAATAGCCACGATACAGCGGTCCTCGCCCTGTTCGGTCTTGATGCCCGTCTCAAAGTCCTTCACCACAATCGGTAAGTTTACCAGCTCCCGGATGCTTACCACCACCCCGGGAAAACGTTTCTTGCCGTCCTCCGGCTTGTAGGAAACGTTCAAGTCTTTAAATGATCTCATGTCTTTGCCTGTTAATTTTTTAAACAACGTATGACAGTCGGCGTGTTTGGCCATTCCATAGAATGACGCTACCAGTTCACGCCTTCTTCTTCTCGATTTTACCTCGTGCATTTTTCGGGCGAATTTCTGCTTGATGCGTTTACGGATACGGACATGCTCCGGACCATAAATCACATAACCGAGAAAATCGATGCCCTCTTCCACCGGGAACACGCGCTCGTCAGATTTTATCTGAAGCCCTATCCGTTCCATTTGTGAGTGGACAGCATCACGAATCATCCACAGTTCCGCTTTCGTTTTACCAAGTACAAGACCGTCATCACAATAACGATAGAAATGACGGACACTGTACTTATCCTTCAAATAATGGTCTAAAAAAATAGACAGGAGTAAATTACCGGTAGCCTGCGAGCTTCTAAGCCCGAAACTGATACCGCTGTCAAGCATCATTATAAAGGAATTGAGAATTCCAAGCAGTTTCTTGTCCTTGAAAACACGGGCAAAGCACCACATAGCAAAATCCTGACGTACATTGTCATAAAAATGGTGAATGTCAAACTTATAACCATACCCTGTCCCTTCCGGATCCGTTTCCATGTCACGACAGATGAACTTCATCAGGTCATGGGTGCCGCGTCCCTGGATAGATGCCGACGTTGTACGTATAAAGCGCCTGCGCAGGTGTTTGTCCACTACGGTCATGATGGCATGTACTCCGATACGGTCATACATCGTAAGAATCTGCAAATTCCTTGCCTTTCCATATTCCCAGATAGTCCGTTCACGATAACCGCTGACACGGAAAGAGCCGTCTGATATACGTTCTGCAAGTTCCTTTATAACTTCCTCCCTATGCGCAAGCAGGTAGCGTCCCTGGCGGCTTCGTTTACGTGACGTTCCGCGAAGGACCTGATTGAACGACTCCGACATGTTGGAGTAATCCGCTATCTCCTCGATAATATAACCTTCTCTGCGCATAACTGTTTTTCTTGGGGCCTTCAATCCCCCGGGCCCGGCTTCTTCGAACCGTTTCCGGCCTACCAAACCCTACCCGACACTTTATTTTTCAGTTTTCCGGCCCTTACGGACCGCTGTTACTGCGGCTTGCCCCCCTCGGCACCACGGTGGGGACAAGTCCCCGGTGTTGTACGCCGATTAAAATTTCCTTTCGATTGTTGTTCAGACGAGAACCGATGTTCGTGTTCGTATTCGAGGAATCGTTGTTCGCATTCGACATCGAAACACCGCCATTCGGGTTCGCGTTGTTGTTGCCACGATAGACCACACGGCCTATGGGGAGGCGCCACCTTTCAAATGCAAAAGTACTATTTTCAAATTATTATTTAACAAACAGATACAAAACCTGACGTCAAAAAAATATTTTTCGACGGGCTGACGCCCGTAATGAACGGCGTTCCCCTGCTCGGGGAACACCGGATGTTTTGTCGCTTCGCTCCCGCTTTGACGCTTTACGCGGCCGATCATGCAACCTCGCTTATCGCTTTAAACGCCACGGCGCTCGACGCCTTAACGAGCCGGCCGCGGAAGGCCAGACGAGAACCGATGCTCGTGTTCGTATACGAGGAATCGCTGCTCGCATTCGACATCGAAACACCGCCATTCGGGTTCGCGCTGCTGTTGCCACGATAGACCACACGGCTGGAGGCAGTGGATATGTAGTAGATGTCGCAGTAATTTGTCGAGGAGGAACCCGAAACGGAACCCACCGGAATCACGTCCATATATTTGCCATGCGCCACGGCGGTAATCCAGATACCGGAGCTCACGGAACCCTTAACCAGGCGGGTACTGCCGTCAGGCATCCAGATGCGCCACTTCCCGGAATTGCCCGTGTCATTAGGAAGATCCACGCCGTCCATCATGTCATATTTATGACCATAGATGTCCTCGTAGCCAAGGCAGCAAATATTATTCACCTGCGTAACCGTGGCCCCGCCGTAGTCATCCTTCTCACGGTACCACGCATACTGGTGGACGGAGTTTTCTATCAGGCTGTTCGTCACATTAGGGTTGATTGAGGAGGCTTCCTCGTAGCCGATCGTGTCCGTCATACCGCGGCTGGCAGTACCACCCGTAGTACGGTTGTTCGTGTGAGAGCCCGCGCCGCATTGTTCCTGGCTGTCACGACGACCGTACTTCGCGTAGAAAAGATTCGCGATGCGCGAGTGCATAAGGGCATCAATCTGCTGCATACCGCGCTGGACACTGTAATAGTGGAAATCAGCCCAGGTCATGCTCGCCGTAGTGCTCCCGCCGGTAATGCAGGCGCGAAGTTTGGAACCGACAACACTGCTGCCCACAACGGCACACAAGTGCTCGTCATTAGGCACCCATTCGGGTTCCATATCCTCGATCCTGTCACTGTTAGAAAGGACAACCTTATCGAACTCTGCCGTGTTCAGAATGGAGAAGTGAAGAGCAGTGGCACCCTCCGGAACATCGGCAATCAGGTACATACCGGCCTCGAACTTGTTGCTCAAGGTAGGGACGACGATTGAACTGATGACCGTGCCGGAATCGTCTGTGAAAATGCTTCCGACAAGGCTTGTACCGGGAACGCTCGGGAAACGCACACGCTTGTAACCGTCCACGTTCACCTTGCATACCGAATACGTACTGTCAGTACTGTAGCTGTTCGAAAGCGTATCCTTTCCGCTCATGATCTTACGACCGGAAAGATAACCGCCACTCGTGCCCTTAATGTCGTCAAGCGTAAGGACGTCAGCATCCGGAACGGAAGGCATGTTATCCGAACCGTTACTGCTGTAACAGGAGTAATGCTTGCCGTTCAGGTAATCATTGATACCCTTGCTCCAGAAGAAGGGCTCGTACATCATCCAGTCACCTTCAGTGCCGTCCAGTCTGGCAGCCGTGCCGTCGGCGTACTTGTTGCTGTCCGTGTCGTCCAGCGGGTAGTAGGTCATCTCACCGTCCAGGTTGTTCACCGTGGTATCAACGTTCGCCATGTTCACACCCCGCGTCGTCGCTTTTTTAGTCACTTTAGCAAGTACACGGTGACGCTGCTTCAGGATGGCGGAAATATGACCGCTCACCTCATACGCGTTGTCATACTTGTAGCCGGTACCGTTGTCAAGGTTGCTCACGTTCGCGTCATCCGATACCTCGTCGTCGAACTCGATCATCGTGTATTCCGGCTGCCGGATATTCAGTTCCGGGAAGTGCGCCTTCAGAGCGCTGTACGTATCGTCATCAATGTAGCGCGTGAGCTGTACCGTACCCACCAAGGCGCACGTGTCCGTAGTGTTGCCATCGGAATCCACACCGCCCATCCCGACAAACTTATCCAGCCACGTACCGTCATCCTCGCGGTCAATACCGGTTACTCTGATACGTTCCACACCCGTGCAACGGCCCAGCAGGGTTTCCCAGTCAATACCTGGACAACTGTCAAAGATGAAGGTCTTCACCTTGCTGTAGCTTTCCAATGTCAGCCCGCCGGTGGTCAGTCTGCCCAGATATTCCAGACGGAGGCTGGTCAGTGTACCGGGAAGGTGGAGCAGCGTCACGGGAGAACCCTTGGCTAGCACCACGCTCTGCACCTGCGTACCGCGGGCCTCAAGTTCTTCCAGCTTGGTCTGCGCACTCAAATCCAGCTCGGTACTGGTACTTCCCCCGGTTTTCGCCTGTGCCTGGTTACGAAGGTTGAGTTTACGTAGCTGCTTGCAGTTGCCGATGTTCAACCACCAGCCGGTACTGCCGTTGCCGGAACTTTGAAGGTTCAGTTCGCGCAGCACGGTACATTTGCCCAGGTCGAAAGCGTTTTTCAGGTGGTCGGCGGCCCCGCTCATATCCAGCACCTTCATACGGCTCGCGCCATAAACCCTCAAGGGATCGTTCACCGTATAGGCACCGGTGATGGAAAGGCTCGCAGCCGCATCTTTCTTGATGATGCCGGTATTCCCTATATTCGGGCTGTTGTTCGTACCGTAGCCGAAAGCATAAACCTCGTTGGCCGTAATCTTCAGCACGTCGGGGGTGTCAGCAGCCGTACGTGCCAGATAGAGGTCGATGTTGTCACTGGTGAAATTGCTCGTGCCGTACTTAGCATCCAGAAGGGCGAAACGATTACGCACGAAATATTCACGGTGCGCACGGTTACTGCCCTGAAGGGCGTAGATGAACGGCCACACCTTGCCGTACATCTCCTGCGTGGCGGGCAGGATGTACTTCAGCTCGCCGCTCTTGTTATAGGCACGGTCGCACCAGTTGCCCGCCTGCTCCACGTTCAGCATGTCCAGGACACGGCTGGTGGTAAGTACACCGCGAAGAGCCTGCGCCTGTGTCTTCAGGTCAGCGTCCAGGTTGGCCAGAACGAGGTTCCAAAGCCAGCTGTCACGGCCTTCAAAGGCATATTTCCCGGCCTCGGCGTCATAAGTGTCGCGGTCGGTGGTGTAGTCATACACCAGGAAACAGTCGTTACGTTTTCCCATCTGGGTATCACCGTCGTAGTAGGTGATGTACCATATCAGGCCGTCCCACGTGCGCAGCATCATGTTCTTCGCACGCTGGTCAACGGCAAGGAAATAGTCCGTCCAGAGGTAATACGTCAGCAGGAAAGCCTTGTCGAAATAGTCACTTATCTCGTCCCTGAACTTCTCGCTCTTAAAAGTGGAGAGGTCGGCGCTCGTCGCACCGTCCGGAACACACGAGCGTATCCATGCGTACAGCCGTTTCACGGCCGTACGCTGCGACTCGTCAAGGCCCGCCCATTTCACATCATCCGGAACGTTGGTCTCGGCACCGGCATCAAACACCTCCTCCAGATGAGCGTCACTTGTGGTCTTGAAAAGGCACATGGCCTCGGTATTGTTCAGCATTTCCAGAGTGAGGGGACAGGCAGGATCGTAACCCTCCACGCCACTAAGGCCGAACAGGTCGCCGCTCTTGCTTTTCTCGTTGTTGAAGTTGTATTGCCCCACATAGTTGTTCTCGCCGTCCTCCGCAGCCGCCACAAACATGTCGATAGGCACACCGTCGATAGCGGTACGCACGGTGACCGCGTTCAAATCGCTGCCGCCCGTCTCGTACTGGTAACGCTGCGGAGGGGTGAGAAGCCCCATCTCCTTCAGCACGTCGTTGAACAGTTTGGCACCGCCTGTGTTCAGCGACATGGACGAGTCGGAATAATCACTCTTCAGACAGATCAGGTTCATGGCGATGCCACCGGGACGGACGGGATATTTCTTTTCCGCCTGCTCCTTGCCGCCAACGGTGAAGCTAAGGTTCGTGCCGCCCTTGCTGATATAGATACGGATGTTCTTGCTCGGATATTTCGTGGAACTGGTACCCTGAATACGGATATAACAGTCACGAAGCACGAAGTCGTATTCGGATCCGAAAGGGGAGTAATAGAAGATATCCGCCGAAAAGTCCGTCTTCTTGTTGTTCTCGGCATACACGTCATCGAGCTTGTTCTGGCGCACGATACGCAGCACCCCCTTGCCCTTGGCACGCAGCTTGTCCATATCCACAGTGTCGGTATCACCCAGGATATCGTTCTCCTCATACAGCGCGATCATCTCCTCACCGTCCGCACTGTCCACCATCCGGTTCTCCAGTTCCTCGTCGTCACTCAACCGGCGGGTATAGATACGCACGCTCTTTACCTCCACGTCCGCCCCGGCGCTGTCAATGGTGATATATTTCGGATTGTCCTGGCGGAAGCTGAAGGCGTTGTCGTAGATGTCGGCACCGGTACGGTTGCCGTCCACATAAAGCTCCATCAGACGGCTCTCATTGCGGGTACCCACCATGAGGGCCACCTTGATCCACCGGTCTTCCACATAATTCGTGCCCAGCTTGATCTCACGCTCCACCAGCTCGTCGTCCTCGTTGGTATAGGACACTTTCTCACCGGTCTTGAAACTCGTTTCCGAAGGGGTGATATAAAGCCCCTTGCCACTGTCGAGACAGTCCACAACTGCGGTATCGCTGTCAGTGGGATTGCTTACCCGGAGGGTCAGTTCAATGGTCAGCCCCGTACTTTTCACATCGGTGGCAAAGGGCCGGTAGCCGATGACGGCTTTCGCACCGTTGGTCAGCTTCAGCGCCTCACCCGTCCAGCCGTTGCTGCTCCAGTCAAAACCCTCGAACGTGGTCTCCACGCCGTTCGACTCCCATGTTCCGGGGTTACTCTCCCCGTTGCTGCGGCCCGCCGCGTCAAGCTTGACCGCCAGGCCGTAGGTGGCCTCGCTGATATCGATACCGCTCTCACCCACGTCGATGCGCAAAGTGTACCCGGTCGGACCGGCTTTCAGGACAAGCGTCTGCGTGCCTTCCTCGGTAAACCGGTTACTGTAGGTCATCATGCTGCGGGGAGCGCTCACGGTACTGCTCTTGACGCCGTTTTTCCAGAACTCCACTTCAGCGGGCACACGGTCGGGATCATAGGCCACCCAGTCGAAAGTGAGCTTCTCGTAGCGGCCGGCTTCAAGGACCGGCTCCAGATGCTCGTCCCGTCCGAGGACATGCCCGTCGGCATGAATGAGCTTCAAACCGATGAAGGGCGCGCCGGTTCCGGCCTTCAGCAGGTCGATATGGATGCTCTCGCTTTTCAGCGTGAGGTCGTCAGTTTCCATCTCGGCCACCAGCTGGGCGGTATGCCGCCCCACGGACAGGCCGGTCATGGAAACCTCGAAACTGCCGTTCGTCGTGCCGCTGCGGGTGACCGTATGCGCGTTCTGCTGTACACCGTCCACGTACAGGCTGACGGTTTTCGTGCCGGTACCGCTCACGGCGTAGGGTATACTCGCGGAATCATAGGTACCGTAACCGCCGTTCTGGATGGTGGCCGCCAGGTTGTAACCGCAGGAAAGGGACAGGGTGACGCTCTTCACGCTCACGTACGCCTGCTTCTTCTGCGCCTTGCCCGTGGTGGGATCGGTAGTCTCGGCAATGACGTAGATGTCGCTCGTGCCCACCAGCAGGTATTTGGTCAGGTCAAGGGTATAGGTACCCTTGCTCACTTCCTTCAGCGAGGAGGAATAAGTGGTGGTCGTCCCGCGCTTCACCTGGATGGTGACGGTCGCTTTCTGTCCGGTACTGCTACCCTTGTCATCACCGCCGGCAACCTGGTGGTCATAGGTATAGGTAAGTTTCACCGCTCCGCCTTCCTTCACGGTTTTCTTGTCGGTCTCGGCAAGCAGCACGATCTTGGTGGTGGAGGACTCACCGCCGCCACCGCTGCCGGCCGGGATGTCAACGCTCGCGATCTCCGCCCCGCTCTTGTTGGTCAGCGCAAGGCGGACACTGCTCTCGTCGTCGCTCACTTCCGCGCTCATGCCGAACACGGTACCGGCTTCCACCTCCTGGAATTTGGCGGCGACGGTCTTGTTCTGGACGGGATTGGTACTGTCAGCATCCAGGCTCTCGTCCACTTCCAGCTTGTCGATGGTCAGATCCACGTTGCCCTCGCTGTCGGGAACTTTCTTCTCGCCGTTCACTGTCAGGCTTTTCATCGTTCCGGCACCGCCGAAGTCCTCCCAGCTCGCCTCCTGCTCCCAGCTCGACAGACTTGTCCCCACGAACTGTTTGGTCTCCCATTTGCCCTGCGAGACTTCATAGGTGATGCAACGACCCTTGTAACGGTATTTCTCATCCACGGCACCAATCGCGGAGGAAAGGACATAATAACCGCTCTCCAAAGGGACTTCCGCCGTCACATTATACGTGTTACCGCCACCGCCCGTACCACCGGGAATATCAACGGAGGCAATCTCCGTCCCGGTCTTCCCCAGCAGGGTGAGTTTCACCGTGTCGTTCTCCTCATCAGGGACGGCCGTCATGCCACCGACCAAACCATCGTTCACACCGGCGGCGGCATCCTCCGCCTGTTTCGCAGCCGCGGATGCCGCTGCCGCAGCGGAATTTGCAGTTTCAGCAGCCTGATTGGCGGTACCGGCCGCATCAGACGCCATACCCGCAGCTTTATTCGCCAAAGCCGCAGCATTATCCGCTTTCGTGGCAGACGCATTCGCCGTGGCAGCGGCATCATCGGCCGGTTTACGCAAAAGGGTAAGCGGAGCACTCACCAGCTCACTGCCGCGAAGGGCGGGGAGACTTTTGATATTGTCAAGGGAGCTGACCTCCACAAGTTCATCAACGCTCTGGCTCTCGGCCTTGATAGCGTTCAGGATCTCCTGTTTTTCCGCATTTGTCATGGCTAATCCTCCATTACCCTTCTATCTGTTTCACTATTTGGGAATAACAGCCCGGAGTAAGACCGGTGACAGCTTCCTTTATCAAAACCGCATCCTCCGATGTCAGATCCACATCCGCATCGGAACCCATAATCCTCATGCAAAGACTGTAAGCATGTAATTTCCTTTCATTATCCGTCTGAATATTACCGCTCGGACGGAAACCGGTACCGTTGAACAGGCACTGGGAGACTATGACTCCCATACACTGGGGTTTCTTATCAATCAACAGCACGCTACCGTCGAAATCCTTAAAATACACATTAAAATTTACTTTCATATCCTTTATTTTTAGATATATGTCATCTTAACGACAATTCCATTAACAACCTCAAGGGTATAGTTATAAGTTATAAAATCACTCTTTACAGCCCACTGGAAGGTACCTGAAACACCCTTTCGGTAACTGTATGTCCCATCGCTGGCCAAGCTCCATCCCGTACCGTAATTGTTCGACAGGATATCACCACAATACACCGCCCCGTTCACATGCACACCACCGTCAAAATAGCCGGCATAAGTATTGGCACTGATAGGATAGCTTTGACCAGAGGACTTGCTGGAGGCATAGATAGCGGCACCACCCAGATTCGAGCCTACGGCCTTGACACCGAAGCGTCCCTGCGTGGCGGCATTAAAGGACACATCCACAATACCCTCCATGTCCGTTTGTGAGACACCAAGTTTCAGACTGCGGGAATCATTGCCGAAATAATCACCGGCTTTCCAGTACAACCGTCCGGAATCAATCGTAAAACCGCCGATTTTACCCTCATAGGCATACACTGTACCATAAATCTTGGCGTTGCGCGTCTCAATACTACCGTCTTCCAGAATCTTGAAATTATCATTAGCCGTAACAAGTCCCTCCAACGTGATATTATCGCCCTTGATTTTTACGCCGTCACCCCCAACACCTACAAGGGATTTCAAATTTCCATCACCGTCAATGGCATACAACCCGGAATATTTGGAAGTAACCATCAGGCCGGTCTCTTCCAGCAGGTTCTCGTCTTTGTCGAACACCGCCGCCGAAATCTTTACCAGACGCTCCGACTGCTCGAAAAGGGTTTTATAACGGTGTGTCAGGGATTCCACACGGTCGGTGCTCAATATGAGCATATACAGGTAAATATCACCGGTAAAACTCAATTTAAAATCACCTGTACCGTTCCAGAGTCCGCTACAGGTGTACTGTACGTACCCGTCGGTCGCGGACAGTTCTTCCTCCACCTCCATGCTGTTGAAATTGGCAAAGCCTGTCTTATCCACACCCACAAACTCCACACGCAGCGTGCCGGCCTTGGCACAGCGGTAAAAGAAAGTCAGGAACACCGGGACGGCTTCCTTCTCCCCACTGTCATTTTCAGGCATGGAGGGAATACTTTTCAGGTTCTCACGTTTCTGGAGGATGTACTTGTTACGAATCCGGACAACCGTACGGCCGTCATCCTCGGTCACGCTCGCGCTGTCACCCTTCCTCGTCAAGACGTTACCGTTCGCCCAGATCCACCGGTTGCCCACAAGGAAGAACACGGTCTCGTTCTCCGTGTTCCACTTCATAAGGCCGTTATCAAAGGCGGGGTTATTCAGGTAGCCGCGCTCGGTGGCGAAGTCATTCCGCAGGGCGGTGACGGAACTGACGATTTTCCCCTCGACTATCTCGAACTTCGTCTTGATATCCTCGCCCGTTACCAGAAGGAACGTACCACGCAGGTAGGCGTTGTCGCTGTACAGGCCATCACCGTGAGGCTGGTTGTCTGAAGGGAACCAGTCATCACTGATACCGTCAAGGTTGCCCAAACGGGCACGCAGGCAGCCGGTGAAGTTCTTCGCCTTCACCACGTCCATCACGTCCACACGGGGCTGCCCGTCCTCGGTGGCGGAGATCAGGATCAGGTTCTGGCGCAACGGATTCTCCGTGTTGCCCATCAGCACGCACTCGTCACCAGACTCCGGAAGAGAAGCGCCGAACTCGTCCTCGCCCACGAGGATGGAACCACCCTCCACGCCGGCCACCTCAACCCAATAGCTTTTCAAATTCCCGCCGCTGAAGGTCTGGCAGCGCATGAGGTCATGGGCCACGAAAGTGTTCTCCTGCTCGAAAGTGATCCTCCAGTAACCGCCCTCAAGAACAGCGGTCTTTATTTTCCCGTTGGCGGCACTGACACAAAGCTGGCCGCCGACGCTGCGTACCTTCTCGATAAGCAGCTCCAATACTACCATGACCTGGCGTACCGTCAGCTTGTCGATGGTCAGATGGGACAAAGCGTCCTCCATCCAGAGCCGCCAGCCCTCACCGAAAAGACCGTCCACGAATTTCGGACTGCGAAGAAGCTCACGCACAACAAGGGTCAGCAGCCCGGCATTGCCCTTGTCATCAATACCCGCATTATCCTCCTGTCCGAAAGAGGCTCCCGCTTCGAAGGTGATCTTCCCCTTTGCACGGTCATTCTTTTTTTTGCTGATGTGTTCCGCCTGGCTTCTCCGCGCGGAAAAAAGATTGTTGTCCGTAGGCAGTGTCTTGTCCCAGCTACGGATAATGTCAGGAAGCGCGGCACCCTCCGCCTTTGACTTCGTATAGTTTTTCAGTTCCCCGATACTGTCATTCACCCGTTCAAACGCACCACTATGCAGGGCATCGCTGATCTCGATGTCCATCTCCCCGGGTTGGTTCACTTTCCGGGTAATTTTCGTGATACGGCTGCTGCGATAACCGGTTTCGGGGAAATACTCCTCGCTTTCAAGTCTCACACGACGGCCTACGGACAGGGAAACACCGTTCTCCTCAATCCACACATGGTCGGTCGGGGCCTTGTAAACGGCAAGATCCTGCCAGTGTTCGGTATTGAACTGTTCCACCGCCGTAAGAAACTCCTCCTCGGCAAGCGGGTAATATTCGTCCGGCATACGGATATTCCAGAGAATATAACGGTCACCGGATTTCGGAATAAGTTTGCCGCCGGGGAGTTGCGTGTCATCATCATAGGGCCATATCGTAATAATCTCGAACTCACGGGTGGCACTGTTGAAATTCACCTCGAAATAGTGGTCCTCACCCTGCCCCAGTCCGGAAAGGTCACCGTCCTGGAACGATACACGTTTGGTCTCGTCGGGCAGCTCGTAATCGTTCGGATCGAAGTTCAGGCTGTCGTCCCTGAAATAATAGACCGTGAAAGGGTTGCCGTCGTCATCTTTCACATCTTCGCTGCGCACACTGCTGACAGCCCCGATCCTGCGGGGATAAATGCCGCTGAAGGCGTCTTGCTCGTAACGGTCATAGATGCCGTACTCCTCCGTATGTATCTCGACATATTGCCTGCCCCCCGGAAGCATCAGGCGGCTATGCCCGTATTTTGACGGATCTATGTTCCGCGTGCTGCCTACCGGGAACAACCGGGTATAAAAATTGTCGGTACCCGTCGTGTCGCGTTCGATTCCGGTCAGTCCCTTCCCGTAGCCCAGCGTTATTTCCTCGCCATGCTCACACCGGCACACGTTCACGGTCTGGCCTTCCACCCACCATTCAGCCTGCCCGCCGACCGCTTCGGCTATCTCTTTCAGGGCTTCGTTGCAGTACTTCCCCTCGTAATCGATGACGATAAGGTCCGTACCGTCCACCCGCCCCACTTTCCAGTCGGTGGTGTGGTTCATTCCGTCATTGATACACTTCACGATCATGGCCACGTGTTCACGCGGAGTCGCTGTCAGCGTGAACACAGGCTCGGTGTTCCCGTCGGTGGTCTCCAGCACAAGAAAACGTCTCACCAGGCTCTCGATACCGTAAAACTTCAAATCATATACCCACTCCTGGCCGCTCTTCTGCTTCGGGGTGTACCGTTCGGTCAGCCAGTAGCGCTCACCCTCAAAGTCCACCCGGTCATTCACGTCCAGGGCGATATATTCGTAATGCGTGAAAGAGAGTGTCAGGACATTGTCACCCTGCACCTCCTTCACCTGGGTGGAGCTGTCGCCCGCCTCGATATCGGTCCGTCTGTTGCCGTTGCTGTCATAGATGGTCAGCATGTCTGTATCTTGTTTAAACGTCGTTTGAATAGGGTTTGAATCACATTTATATGACCGGGACAGGTTCCCGGAACTTCACCTTGAACTTGCCGGCGTGCACGCCTTCCTTCCAGAGATAGGTCAGAGGCTGGAACTTGCTGCAATCCGTATATTTCACACGGAGAGTCAGGGCAAGTTGGGGAAAGGAAATCTCAAGCCACCCGTCACGGCCTTTCTTCAGGAAATTGATGAACTCGAAATACTTCTTCAGCCAGCCGGCCTGCGTTTTGCCAAACAGGGCGAAATGAAGCGTCACGTCACGGGCCTCGTTCCTGGGCGTCAGCACGGAGGAATATTTCTCCCCGTCCTCCTCCCGGATATTCACAGCCGTGTCCGTTTTCGTCTTGCTCGGGGTCAGGATGGCGGTCAGGTTATCCATCCCGCCGCGCTTGTCCTCAACGAGGAACACCCCGTATGTACTCCAGATGTCGGTACCGTTGACAAGTACCAGACCGCCTAATATCTTTTCCATATCATTTGCATTTTACTCCGTCACGATTGATTTTACGAATCTCTTCCTCTATTTTGCCAAGGTGCGACGCGCTCGTGCCGGTGTTCTCCTCGATACGGGCAAGATGCCCCTCGGCGGTGTTCATCTTGTCGATGACGCTCTCCATCTTCTCATCGATGCTCGACCAGTGTTGCAACCCGCTGGTGAACATGCCGTCCAGTTTTGTACCCTGGTCCTGTGTCATGGCTGAAAAACCGCCGGTTTTGGCGCTCTGGCTCGTACCGCCCGAGTTATCGTACCCGGTGGCCGCGGCAAGATTGTCACGAAGAGCGACGGCTTCCTCGACATACTTCATGTACTCGTCCTGGAGGGCCTTACGCTCGGCTTCTGTAAGGTCATTGTCTTCCATCGCCTTGCCGAATTTCTCCCACCAGCCTTTCAGCTTGTCGGAATACAGCTCACCGATCTTGTTTGACAGCATCGCACGCATGAAATACTCGGATATGTCCTCCGCCGCGGCTGCGGCATCATACTTCATATCCATCAGGTTATCCACGAAACTGCTGTACATGCTGTCGAAGGAAATACCGGTGAGACCTTCATACAGCTGGTCGGTAAGTTCCTCCAGCTTGCCCGCCTGGTCGATATAGTCATCCAGCTTCTCGGTCAGACGACCTCCATATCCGCCCTTGCCGGTATCCTGGATCTGCGTCCACATGTCCACGTTACTGCGCAACTTCTTCATCTCCTCCGGACTTAGGTTCCAGATGTCACCGTTCCAGCTACGCCCGATCTGACCGCTCAAACGGTCAATCTGTTCCTGTGAGAAACCGCCCCAGTAATAATTCCAGCTGTGATGCGAACCGTGATAACCGGCCTGCGACATGGCCATGTCCAGATAGTTCGAGTTCGTCTCCTGCTGGAGCCTGTAGGCATCCCGGTAGGCGGCCACGGACTTTGTACCCTTGCTCGCCTTGATCTCCTCCGTCAGGTCCTCGATAGCCGTCTGCAAGGTCTCGTTGCGCTCGGTCAGCCGGTCGATGGTTTCCTGGACCTCTTTGGCATTGCTTGAAGTCGTCCAGGAGGAAAATCCGCCCCAGGTCAATGCGTCGAATATCTTGCCCACACCGGAAAGCAGCGATTTTCCGATAGTCACAAAAAGATCACCGGAAAGCACATCGTCAAGAATACCGCTCACGGCATTGAACACCGCGTCGAGCAGGCCACCGATGACCACACTCAAACCATCTTTGAAAAGGTCTATAATACTTACAATCCAGCCGACAACAGGCACATCCTCAAGTGTTTCGGAAACCTTTCCGAAAGCCTCGCCCAGTTTGCCGTCCACTTCCTTGGCACCTTTGCCGAGTGTGATCAGGCCATTATACGCCCCGCTGATACTGCCGGAGGCAATCTGCTGCAATCCGTCCCTCACATTCTCCATACTGGTCTTCAGACCGGAGGCAGTATTCGAGAGGGACTGCCGGGCACTGTCAGCCGTTTCCTGCAAGGCGTTTATATTCTCACTCGCGGCATCGGCATTAGCCTGCGCCGTTTCCAGGGCTTGCCGGGCGGACTCCTTCTCCTGTTCGGTTCCGGACTGTTGCGCCTCAATGTATGATTTCTGGGCGGCAATGAGTGCCGTATAGGTGTCCGCATACACCGCCTGTGCCTCCTTCAGGTCTGAAAGGGCTTTCTGGTAGGCAGTAACCTCGGCACCCAGTTTCTTGAAACTGACCTTGCCGGAACCGCCCAAAGCCCTCTCCATCTGCTGGACGGCAGAGACAAGCGCGTCCTGGCTGGCATGGTCGGCATTTCGGAACTCGTCAGTGAGCATGTATTTTCTGGCATCCGCCAATACAGGCTTTATCATATCGGAAAACATCCCGCCGAATTCACCGAAGACAGTACCCCAGTCAATACGGGCTTTCAGTTCCTGCACTTCGATGCCGGCAAGTTTGCTGTCACGTTCAACACCGAGAGAGAGCTTCTCGCTGCCGGACGTCGTCTTTTGTATCTTTTCCGCATATTCGGTCGCGATGGCGAGTTTCTGCTGCTGGAAGGTGCCGTAGGCCTGCAAATATTCCTGCATCACTCCGAACTCTTCCCGATAAGCTTCCGCTATTTTCTTCTGTCGGCCGGACTCGTTCAGCTCACGGGCCTTGTCTATTTCGGACTGCTGATCTTCCGACAGCGAACCGGACTGCCCCGCTTTCGCGTTGTCACGTTTCCAACCGGCTTCCTGCCTGGCTATTTCATCCTTGCGTGCCTGGTATTCATTGTCTATCTGGCGCAGCTTCTTCTCCAGCCCCTCGGTCATCATCTCAATCTCCGCCTCGTCATTCTTCCTTTGCAGCCCGGCGAGTTCCTGGCCCAGCTTTTCAGAAACCTGTTTGCGGCGTTGGGCTTCTTTCTCCGCCTTGTCCGCCTTCTTCCGTTCGGCCTCGGAATCCTTATCCTCACCGGGCTTGACCTTGTCGTACTCCTTTTTGGCGGTATCGACGGCATCCTTCAGTTCTTTCGCCTTCTTCTCAAACTCCTCACGGGAAAGGCTGTTGGACGTTTCCTGAAGAAAGGCGTTATAAGCCTTGAGCGCGTCCTGGTATTTCTCTTTTGTCGCAGCCACCCAGTCAGTGCTTGAATCCGTGGGCAGGTTACGCCGGTTTTGTTCCGAAACCAGTTTGTTCAGCTGATACTTCAGTTCGTCACGGGAATAAGTTCCGGTAAGATTTTCGTCACCCTGCGTAATCTTTCCGTATTCCTTCTCCTGGACAGACATCCGGGCAAGCAGGGTTCTACGTTGCTTTATCTGCTGTACAAGGGTCTCGTTACTCACACCGGTCAGGTTTTCGAAATAGGCATTTACCTCGTCCTTGCGGATTTGTCCGTTCAGGCTCTTGCGTTTTCCGTACAGATTCTGAAGCTCTGCCTCCTCATCCCTTGAACGTGCGGATTTCCGGACATATCGGGCTCTTTGCCGCCCGTAGCTGTCCTGGTAATATTCGGTTGCCAACCGGGTCTTGCCTTCAAGTTCTTTTATCCTGTCATCCACACGTTTCAATTCATTGGCGGGATTGGATATGGACTCACCGGCTTCCAATCGGGCTATCTCTTCCTTGATTTTCTTGATATTCTTCAGTTTCTCATACTCGGTGTCGTATTTGGAGAATATATCCGGATATTTCTGTTCCAGCTTGTTTAGCGCCTCACGCCGGGCATCCGTGGACACGGCTTCATCCCCGGCAATGGAACACAGTTCCTCTATTTTGCGCCTGTGCTCTTCCTCGGCCTCTATGGTTTTCTGCTTCTGCTGCTGATACCTTTCCTCGGATTCCTGCAAACGTTCGGTTTCCGTCTTCATGGAGATCAGTGCCACGGCAACACCGGCAAGCAGGGTCGCAACCAGCACATAGGGATTGGAAAGCATGGTCCGGTTGAGCATTTTCTGCGCTTTCTCAACCAGCAGGAGCCAGTTGTAATGCAACGCCTCCGCAGCCACCGCCCAGCCTTTCACGGCCGTGACTGTCATGACGGCGGTCCGGTACACACCATACGTGCCGACAAGCCCGAGCAGGATACGGCCGAAACGTTCGTAATGCTCCACCATGTAGGAAACACCGGAAAGCGTGGTGTTGATGACACCTTCCGACTGCTGCCCGATTTCATTGAACATCATTGAAACGGCATCCTCTATATTGGAGATCTGTCCGGTTATCGTTTTGGATTGTGCCTCCATCAGACCACCGAATTTTCCGCCCTCGTCCGTCAGGCTCTCTATGACCTTCTGCACTTCGGGAAAACCGACCTTGCCTTCCTCCACAAGCTCCTTCACCTTGCTTTCAGCCACGCCGAACTGCTTGGCCAGTTCGGCGATCATAGGGATGCCCCGGCCGGTGAACTGGTTCAGGTCCTGTGTATAAAGCCGTCCCTGGGACATGGTGGTGCCGTAAAGATAGACCAGATCGTTCAAAGGGATGGAAAGTCCGGCAGCGATGTCACCCAAGCGGATCAGCGTCTCGTTCACTTTCTCCGCTCCAAACCCGTAGGCAAGAAGCTGCTTGGCACCCTGCGCGACATCCTCCAGGCCGAAAGGAGTGGTCGCGGCCGTATGTACCAACTGCTGCATCAGGGTGTCGGCCTTCTCCGCACTGCCGAGCATGGTCTGAAACGACACCTCCAGCTGCTGGAACTCGCCGCGTACCTTGGTGATGTTCGACACCAGCTCCTTGATAGTAAAGGCGGCCGCCAGTTTGCCGACGGTGTTGTTCAACAGGGAACCGCTCCTGTCAAGTTCCCGGATCTGTCTGTTGGCGGACGATGCCTGCTGGGACATCCGCTCGATCTTGCCCACGGCCTTGTCAAGACGGGCGCTCAAATGGTCCACCATAAGGAATTCTATTTGTACCGGTTTCATCTATTTTAGCTTGCTTTGAAAAAATCCTACTATTCCATCCGCTTCATCCTCGGCGCTCCGCTCATCCGCAGGACCGGAAGATCCGGACTTGTCACGGACATACCGGGGAGCGTCACTAAGCATCATGATCAGGGTCTGGTAATTCACCTTGTTCAGTATATAGTCCACGCTCCAGCCGGTGGCACTGGCAATCTGCCACACAAAACCGAAAGGGCTATGGGAGCCTTCATAACGGCTCTTTAACTCCCCTTCTTTCTTTGGCTCAGTCTCAAGCTCATCGGATTCGTCCGCTCGGCTGATCTGATAATAGGTATAAAAGGGTCGGTACCCATCAGGCTGACAAAACGCTTGATCGCACCCACCAGATAACGCTGTTCCATGAAGTTCCTTATGAGCCATGCCACCGGGCGCAAAAGCACGCGGCGGCTGAAAGGGCCACGACAAAGGGTATAGGCCACCATACGGCTCACCGCCTTGCCGTGAGAGGCCAGAAACTGCATTTCCTCCTCCTTGCTGAACCCCCACATCTCCTCACTGGTGATCCCCATCGACAAATATGTCCGGGCAAAAAGAATCTGACCGGACATATAAGGCCGCCTCATGGTCACGCGCAGCTCCAGCGGGGATTTCCTGAAAGGGATATGAAACGCTTTCAGCGGGACGCTCACACCGATATCCAGCAGCGCGTCCGCACCCTCACGCTGGATCTGCTTGATGACAGCTTCGTCCATACGCTACTCCTCGGCCGGGTTAGTGGAAGCAGCGGCGGCAGATTCAGCAGGAGGCAGTTTATACTGTTTCCACTCTTCCGGGATAGAATCCGTATTGAATACGCCATGGGGCTGGGAGCCGTCTTCCGGCATGGCCACTTCCAGCGTGCATTCGATTTTCGCCGTCTCTGTCAGGGTCAGCTTGCCGCCGAGATTGGAAAGTAGCGTGCCATTGGGAATCAGGATGCTCTGCCCCGAAACAAGGGCTATTTCCCACGGACCGGTCAGCAACACGGCTGCCGTCGGGGCCGTCCAACCAATCGGGGTTTTCTTTTCCGAGTCCTCTTCCTTGTAGTGCATGGTACCACCCAGCAAGCTATGCAGGTTTTCGTAGTTCAGCTGGATAACGTTGAACGTGGGGGCGATGCTGCCATTCGACTGGGGAATGATAAGCACCGGCGTTCCCGGCACCTGCTCCGCCTCGATTTTGGCGGATTCGGGTTTCTGCCCGCCCATGTCAAACGAATTCTTCTCTATGTAACCCACCACAAAGTCCTTGTATTTCACGGCACCGACGCCGTACATGAAATTCTTATTCATTGTTTCTTGATTTTGAAAGTTAATACTATGCCGGCAACACATCCGGTTATAAAAGCGGCCAGCGCTATTTTAACGGGACTAAAGCGACGTTCAAATTCCGTTTCAACTGTGGATGAGTCCTCATGTGTCTCATTACGGATACGGGTCAGTTCCTCCTCATAACACAGTACCAGCCGCTGGAGGCTGTCGCAGGATGCCTCCGCTATGATATTGCCGGCCGCATCGCTCTTCACCGTCAGGCCCGCCTGCCCGTTCCTGGAATGGTAGGACGAACCGGAGGGAAGTTTACGGAGGCTGTCCGGAGGGATCGTCAGGCTCACCGCCGATTTCGGAATCCCCGCCATCAACAGCCCCCGCCTCACGTTTGACACGTTGTCGGCGCTTGACGACAGGCTGCTGTTCCGGTTCACCTCCGTCCTGCTCTTTCGAGTACTCGCGCATCCCGTAAAGAACAGGACAATCATCATGATGCCTGCAACTGTTGGCAGTATCAATGGCTTTCCGGAGGCGTGCCATTTCACGCCGGGTCGCCTGCAAAGCTTTCCTGTTTTCATTCAGTTCCTCTTTTAAGGGTTCTACAATATTCTCGATCAGGATACGGGTGGCATGTTCGGTGTTGTCAATCCGTACCGTCTCGGCTTCGGCGGTAGCCTTCTCCGCTTTCGCCCTCGCTTCCCTGACCGTTGATTTCAGGGTGATGATGGCTATTATCGTGGCTACCAGACCACCGCCCAGCACCAGATTCATGACTGCACTGAAATCCATACGCACACTGGTCTTTCAGGTCAAAGCCTATTTACCGGCATCCTTACCCGCAAACAGTCCGATGAGCCACTGGACAAATCCCGTATCGGCAACACCATTGGACACAAGGGACGCACCGAACCCGTAACACAACGCGATATACCACGTGGCATCAGCGACAAAGCCCGCATCCAGCCACCATAAAAGCATGGCGGCCACAATGCCCACACACCAGCTGACAATCTGTGTCGCCAAGCCCTGCATTTTTGGAAACAGAGCCTTGATCCCTTCCGTGAGCAACACCACGCCACCGACAAAACCGGCAAAGGTGGTGATCATCGCGCTATAATCGACTTCCGGTACTGTACCGGTCTGGGCAAAAGTTGCTGACACGAATCCGAGTATCAGCACAAAGAATAAAAGAAATCTTTTCATGTTGTTGTTGATTTATTGAGTTATACCTATTTGTTTAAGCCATCTCTGTACATCAAAACTGGGGCAGGCTTTGGCCGCCAGTTCATTGTGACCGACGATTCTCACATCGGGAAAACGACGATGGAAATCCTTCACGTACTTCTCAAGCGCCTTTTTCTGCCAGGAGGTACGGGTGTCCGCAGGCGTTTTACCATCCTTTGCACACCCGCCGGCATAGACGATATGGCGGCTCACGGAATTGTAACCGGCCACGCCGTTGGTCACTTCCCACGGGTCCACATTCGCGTCCTCGTTATTGTTCACCAGGCGTTCCACTCCGCCGTTCAGATGGAACAGGTCGGTATATCCGACCTGCTTCCAGCCGCGGCCGCCCTTTGAGACGGGGTTCGTATGCCAGGCGCGAATCTCCGCACCGCTTACCTCACGCCCTTCAGGAGTGGCCGTGCAATGGATGACAAGATACTTCAGCTTTCCCATCACTCACCGCCTTCCTCTTCATCAACGGCCGCCTGGGACAGTGCTATCTCCACCTTCTTCTCCGGATCGGCGTCCAGGCCCAGTACAAGTGTGCCGGATACCGCCTTGCCGCTACTGTTCACACCGGCGGTGACCGTCAGAGAGCCATCGGTACCGACTGCCGTGAAACCGGCAGGAATGGAAACCACGCTGTAATCACCGGAGGCAGTGACCTTCACCTCCTTGCTCTCACCGGCGGCCTTGAAAGAAAGAGCGGCCGGATCGGCAGAAATGCTGCGTTCCACTACCTTGAACACCGGAGTCTCACGGGTGTCAAGCACCACGAACTCCTCGCCGAAGGCGATTTCCGTGTCGGCCTTCATAAGCAGCTTGAAGAAGTACAGCTCGCTGGAGTTCATCCACTTGTCAATCTGGATCACCTCCTCATCGTCCTGGAGGTTCACACCGGCAAAAAGGTTGCCGTCAGCGCTCATCGAGCAGAGCGTGGCTACGATAAGGCCATCAGGCCAGGAATTCAGCGTCTCGATGGTGATACCCTTGTAACGCTTCTTGTTGATGTCCGTCTCGCTCGTGTTCTTGTACTCGCGTTCGGTCAGCTCGTCATCGTACTTGTCGAAGTCGTCAATACTCATCAGGATACGCAGGTTCGGATTCTCACGCAGGGCTTTTGGAATAGCCTTGCGGACAGCCTTCAACTTGCCGATCATGGAAGTATCGGAAGGAGCCGGAACCACGATCACATCCGGATCTTTAGCCGCCTGGGTCAGGATACCGTTGAAAAGGTGGTCGTCGTCCGAACCGAACTCGCCGTTCAGGTAATGCCAGCCCAGCTCGAACTTCACACTCTTGCTAAGTTCATCCAGAAGCGTGTTCTGCGCTTCGGGGGGAAGTTCGGCAAACACGAGGTTGCCCTTCGGCTGCCACTTGCGCCAAACATGCTCGAAGGCACGGGGATTGAAAGTCGTGAACGCCATGAAGTCCTCCGGATCCAGTGATTTCTCCGAGTAATTGAAATTGCCTTTCGAGTCTTCCAAAGTCGGGTTCTCCTTACGCTTCTGGAGCATCTTGCCCGTCTTGATACGCGGCAGGCTGATTTTTTTCTCCACACCGGGGATCACCATGATCAGACCTTTTTCTACAAGGTCATTCCCGGTGGTGGCCAGGACCAGTATTTTCTCCAGTACCTCGCCGTTGTAATTCGTGTTTCTTACTACTATTGCCATGGCAAATGTTTTTATTTATGGTTCAACTTGTCCTTAATCTCGCTCATGCGCTTGTTCCAGGGGCTTTCACCCGTCGGATTCACACGAAGGTCGGTCATGACACTACGTTTGGGGGAAAGCTTCTCCAATGCCTTTTCCCCGTTCTCCCGGTCTTTTGCCAGAAGGTTCTCATAGATGGGGCGGGTGGCGGCATCGATACGGCCGTCCTGTTCCGCATCATCAAGCAGTTTCTTACGCGCGGCAGCGTCATCCGCATCCGCCTTGTCCTGGAACACCTTCAGTTCGCCCTTCAGGCGGGTGACCTCGGCATCAAGGGCCGGGACTTTGCCAGCCTCCGTTTCCAGCAGTCCGATTTCACGCAGGAAATCGTCATCCGTCGCACAGTTCTTGAACCGCGGACGTCTCTTGAGTTCGTCTAAATTCATGCTATTCTCGTTTTGTGGCTTGTGCAGCCGGTTATTGAATATTTGAAATACTTGTTCGGGGGTACTGTCCTCCGGTACCGGGTCAGCGTCATAAATACCGTCGATAAGCCCCAGCGCCAGCGCCTCGTCGGCACGCAGCCAGTGATCCTTGCCGTCAAAATACATCGCGCGGATTTCCTCCTTGTCCTTGCCCATACGGGTGGCATACATCTCGCAAAGGGTATCCTCAAGCGCCTCGATCTCACGGATGCAGTCCTTCATCTCATCCTTGTTGCCGTAACAGCCGCCCTGGACACTGTGAAGCATCAGACGGGCATAACGGCTCATCTGCACGGGCTTGCCGCAAAGGGCGATGACGGAGGCCATGCTGGCGGCGATGCCGTCTACGTAGATGGTAATGTCGGCCTTGCTGTTCTTCAAGGCATTGAAAATGGCGATGCCCGAATAAACCTCGCCGCCGTTGCTGTTGATACGCACGTCCACCTTCCCGGTCAGGGCTTCCGCTTCCAGAAGTTCACGGGCAATATCACCGCTGCGCACGTTATCATCGTACTCACCGATGTCACCGTAAAGAAGGATGCAACAGGCATCGGTTCCGGGTATCATATTGAAAAATCTACTCATGTCACTATCGTTTTGGCAGGTCCTTCCCTGCAAAGTTTACGGTGCGAAATTAGGGGGATTAAAAGCCTTTTTCAAACCGCGTTTTCATCATGGAGACTTTAAAGGATTGCCATGACGCTTTAAAATGTCATCATGCGGAGCGCGTTTTTTTTCGCTCCTTTTCCTTATCAATTTTGCACGTAAAAAAGGAGGTAATATGGCCGAACTTACAAACGAGCAGAAAAAGGCATGGGCGAAAACGCTCTACACCCGCGAAACGCTCACGCAGGCGGAAATAGCCGAGCGTGTGGGGGTTTCACGGGTGACTGTGAACAACTGGATAGGCAAAGGAAACTGGGAGCAGCTGAAGGCTTCCATAACCATCACACGGGAGGAGCAGCTGAAGAACCTGTACCGGCAGCTGGCGGAACTCAACAACGCCATCATGGGAAAGCCGGAAGGGGAACGGTTCCCGAACGCCGCGGAAGCGGACACCATTTCCAAACTGTCGAACGCCATCAAGAAACTGGAAACAGAAGTGGGGCTGGCGGACATCATCTCCGTGTTCTCCGACCTGCTCAAATGGGTGCGGACCTACGATTCCACGCAGGCGAAGGAGATCACCCCGCTTCTGGACGCGTTTGTCAAATCAAAATTATCCTGACATGGCAAAGAAAAGACTCACACCCCAGGACAGGATCGCACTGGACAACTGGAACGAGCTGGTGGCATCCGTGCGCGAACATTCGGACATCAACCCCACGGACACGGAAACGGAAATCAGGCAGAGGCGGGAAAGACTGGAGAAGAACGACGAGGAGTGGTTCAAATACTACTTCGCCATGTATTGCACCTGCGAGTCCGCCGCCTTCCACAAAAAAGCCACCGGGCGGCTGATGAGGAACAACCGCTGGTACGAGGTAAGGGCCTGGTCACGCGAGCTGGCGAAATCCGCACGCTCCATGATGGAGATATCCAAACTGGCACTGACAAAAAAGATACGCAACGTGCTGCTGATCTCCAACTCGGCAGACAATGCGGAAAGGCTACTGCTGCCGTTCATGGCGAACTTCGAGGAGAACCAGCGGATCATACAGGACTACGGACAGCAGAAAAAACCGGGAGCGTGGGAAACCGGGGAGTTCACCTGCATGTCCGGATGCTCCTTCCGCGCCATCGGAGCCGGGCAGTCACCGCGCGGTACGCGTAACAAGAACTTCCGGCCGGACTTCATTCTGGTGGACGATATAGACACCGACGAGGAGTGCCGGAATCCGGAACGGATCAAAACCAAATGGAAATGGCTGGAGGAGGCGCTGATACCGACCATGTCCGTATCGGGAAACTACCGCATCCTGTTCAACGGGAACATCATCGCGCCGGACTGCTGCATCAAAAGGGCCATCGAAAAGGCAACCGAACTGAAGGCGAAAGGAATCGGGCACGTGGATATCATCAACATCCGGGGAAAGGACGGGCTGTCCGTATGGCCCGAAAAGAACTCCGAGGAGGATATAGACCTCTTCCTCTCACTGGTCAGCGCGGCGGCGGCACAGAAAGAGTTCTTCAACAACCCGGTGGTGGACGGCGGCGTGTTCGCGGAAATCACCTACGGGAAAGTGCCGGCACTTTCCAAGTTCAAGTTCCTGGTGATATACGGGGACCCCGCACCGGGAGAGAACAAGACGAAAAAAAGTTCCACCAAAACGGTGTGCCTGCTCGGGAAACTCGCGGGAAGGCTTTATCTGATAAAAACGTTCCTGGACAGGGGGCTGAACGCGGAATTTGTAGAGTGGTACATCAAGCTGCTGGAGTTCGTGGGCGGGAAAACCACCGTATACTGTTACATGGAGAACAACAAATTACAGGATCCTTTTTTCCAGCAGGTATTCCAGCCCATCGTGCGGCGGATACGCAGGGAAAGGAAAATATCACTGTACATCACCGGAGACGAGGAGAAGAAAACCGACAAGGCCACACGTATCGAGGCGAACCTGGAACCGCTCAACCGGGAGGGGAACCTGGTACTCAACGAGGCCGAAAAGGACAACCCGCACATGAAACGGATGGCGGAACAGTTCAAGCTGTTCAACCTGCAACTGACCTATCCGGCAGACGGACCCGACTGCGTGGAGGGGGGAAACAGAATTATAGACCGCAAGGCCAGACAGTCGGAAAAGCCCGTCATTGTCACAAGGAAAAGCACGCGGTCACAAAACAAGTACAGAGTGTAAACTTCAATACCTATCATTATGAGCAAATTTATCGAACTTTCAGACTACGACGCGAGCATACACCGCGAGATTCTGGACGCACTGACAAGGGAGGACGACGCCGTCGTGGAGATATGCGAGGACCGCGCCGTCGCCGAGATGCGCTGCTACCTTTCCAGACGTTACGACTGTGACAAAATATTCACGGCAACCGGTGACAAACGCAACCAGCTTGTCCTGATGATGGCCATCGACATAGCCGTGTACCACATCTTCTGCATACATAACCCGAGGAACCTGTCACCGCTGCGGAAGGAACGCCACGAAAGGGCGGTCGAATGGCTGAAAGCCGTGGCGGCCGAGGAGATATCGGTGGACGGCCTGCCCCTGCTGTCCGAAGAGACGAGGGCGGCAAAATCAAATTTCCTTATCAAAAGCAACCGTAAACGTGTAAACCATTGGTAATATGAACAAAAGAAAGAAAGGGGCCGGAAAGATAACCCAAAGCGGGAACCTGCCGAGGCCCGGGCAGAAAGGACCCGCAACCATCATACTGACACAGCCCAGAAGGTTCGGTATAGACATAGCGGACTACATGCTCGCGGTAAGGGCTTTCGAGAATGTGGACTACTCCAGACGCTTCAGGCTGTACGACCTGTTCAGCGACATACTCATGGACACGCACCTGACAAGTGTCATAGAGAAACGGAAGAATGCCGCACTGGCATCTTCCATAGAATTCCGCAGGAACGGGAAGCCGGACGAGAAGGTGAACAAGCAGATCAGGTCCCCATGGTTCCGGAAGTTCATAGGGGACATCCTGGACGCCAAATTCTGGGGGTTCTCACTCGTGCAGTTCTACCGCAAGGGGGAATGGGTGAACTACGACCTGATACCGCGCAAACACGTCGATCCCGTGCGCAGGCTCATACTGCGGCACCAGACGGACACCACCGGGACGTCCTGGGACGAGTACCCCGACCTGTTGTTCATCGGTTCACCCGACGATCCCGGACTGCTGGTGAAAGCAGCCATCTGGGTGATATACAAACGTAACGACGTGGCGGACTGGGCACAGTTCGCGGAAGTGTTCGGAGCGCCCATCAGGGAGTACACGTATCCCACGGATGACGACGAGGCACGGCAGAGGGCGCTGGACGACGCGGACAGCACCGGAAGCCTGTCGGTTTTCGTGCACGCGGAGGATACGGTGCTCAAGCTCGTGGAAGCCGCGAACAAGACAGGGAGCGCGGACCTCTACGACAAGCTCTGCGAGCGCTGCAACAACGAAATCTCAAAGCTGTTCCTCGGAAACACGCTCACCACCGAAGCCTCCGACAAGGGCACACAGGCACTGGGAACCGTACACAAGGACGTGGAGGAGAAAGTGACGCTCTCCGACAGGCAGGACATCCTCGACGTGCTCAACTATGACATGGCCGACATATTCGCAATGCTCGGAATAGACACCACAGGCGGGGAGTTCTGCTATCCGGAAAAGAAGCTTATCGAACCGGAGAAAAAGATGTCCATCCTCACACAGCTGCGTACGAACTTCAACCTGCCGGTAGGTGACGACTACCTCTACGAGGAATTCGGGATCGAGAAACCGGCAAACTATGACGAGCTGAAGAAACGCCAGGAGGAGAAAGCGGCGGAAATCGAGGCGGCGAAGGCCCGAAAGACCGAAAAGGCGGAAGAGGATGAACCGGATCCGGAAGAAGAACCGGAACTGGAAAAGCACGGTAAAGGAACACCCAAAGAAAAGAAAAATGCCCTTAAAAACGCATACAACTGGCTGAAACGTTTTTTCGGGAAAGCCCCGGGGAGAGACGGGGCAGCTTTAGAATGGTGATAAACGACCTCTACAGAATGGAGGACAAACAGGTGGAAACTTTATTCTCGTTCGATGAAGAGGTACTGAAGAAAGCCCTGAAGAACATATACAGCAAAGATTTCCATCCCATGACCGACATCGAGGAGAACCTGTTCGAGGCCACGTGGAAAACGATGAACAAAGCCACCGACAAGGGGTTTGGGACACGGAAAACCGATGATCCGGATTATGACTTCTACCGTGAAATCCGAATGAACAACGCCGTGTTCGCAGCTTTCAAGGTACACAGGGCACAGAACGACATGGCAGCGCTGCTGCTGGACAAAAACGGAAGTTTAAAGCCGTTTGAACAGTGGGTGAAGGAAGCCATGCCCATAGCCGACCACCAGATGATCCATTGGCTGCGTACAGAATACGACACGGCCGTCATACGGGCACACCAGGCCGCGGACTGGAGACAGTTCGAAAGGGAAAAGGATGTATTGCCGAACCTCAAATGGATGCCGTCCACAAGTGTGACGCCGGGAGCCGACCACCAGATTTTCTGGGGGACCATACGTCCGATAGATGATCCGTTCTGGAACGAGCACAGGCCCGGAGACAGATGGAACTGCAAGTGCACGCTCTCATCAACGGATGAAGCGCCGACAGCGGTACCGGACGAAAACGGGCAGAACAAGGCACATGACGGTCTGGAAAACAATCCGGGAAAAGACGGCAAACTGTTTTCAGACAAACACCCCTACATTACTGAAGCGCATCCGGGAGCAAAAAAAGCCGTGGACGCACTGACCAGGCGCATCAACGAAATGATAGCCGAAATGCCGGACAACCTGACGCTGGAGGAAAAAACCGACATCGCCCGCAACAATCTCAAGATAGAAAAGGCACTCGGCGTTACCAAAGGCAAGCCGATGACATACGAACAGGCGAACAAGGGAAAGGAGAACCCGAAATTCGGAAAAGAGGAAGGATACCGCGTGAATTGCCAGACCTGCACCGTGACACACATGCTCAGAAGGTTGGGGTTTGACATCGAGGCAAAACCCAACATCAGACAAAGCGCATACAATGAAATGGCAAAACAAGGTATCACATGGGAAGAACGTTTCCTGAACCGGGACGGAACAAAGCCGGATTATGACTATACCTATAAATGGCAGGTCAGAAAGGGATATCAAGTAATGAATGCAAACCGGCTGAAGGAATACTTCAGGGAAAAATTCAGAGAGGATGGAATATACGAGATATATTGTGCCTGGAAAGGCGGCTCCGCACACGTGTTCTGCGCAGAGGTGACTGAAGGAAAGACAAGGTTCTTCGACCCGCAAACCGGAAAGGATGATGCAAGCAATTACATACAGAGCATGAAAGCGGGCCGTGTGGGAGTGATAAGAATAGACAACAAACTGGTAAATCCCAAAATCATGGGACTATTCATCACCAAATAAACGGGAAGAAAGTGCCAGCCCCTCCTCACCGTCCACCAGACGGCAGGACTGGCCGTCGAACAGAATAAAGGCGGGAAGACCGACAGGCAACTCAAAACCATCCCCGTCAACACAGCCCACGGAATAGATGCTTCCTTCAGGGGAACTGGCTGATAAGACAACGGAGTTGTAACCGCTACTGTTTGCTAATTCCGACACTTGTTTAGGTATTTCCATAACGCAAAAAGGCACATAAAAAACGCCTTGCTGCAAAAGTATAAAATTATTTTTTAATTCAGTCATTCATGGACATAAAAGAATATTCAAAACTGATAAAAGCCAAACGGAAAGAACTGGATGGGCTAATGAAACGGAAAATGCCGGTTATCGCTGGACGAATGGCAAAAGACCATTTCCAGGACAACTTCCGCCGGGAAGGTTTCGTAAACGGAGGATTACACCCGTGGCCGAAAGCGAAAAGGCTGTCCTCGGGACGGACCGATGCGGCAGGGAGCTACGGGACGCTGCTCTCCGGAAGGAACCATCTCTTCAGCTCCGTCAAATACATGCCGGGAGAATACCGAGTGAGGGTGGCAAACGAACTCGTCTATGCGCCGGTCAATAACTGGGGAGGAGAAGTTCATCCGACTGTTACGCCCCAAATGCGGCGTTTTGCATGGGCGAAGTATTACCAGGCTTCAGGCAAGGCTAAAAAAGCCGCCACGGGCAAAAGAAAAGGCAAAAAGAAGGGTTCTGCCGCAAACAATGAACCGCAGGAAAATCAGGAAGCGCTGAAATGGAAAAGGCTGGCGCTGACCAAAAAGAAAAAGCTCCGGATAAAAATACCGCAACGCCAGTTTATCGGGGAAAGCCGGGAACTGTCCGAAAAGATAGACCGTAAAATGGAGAATGAAATCAGAAATATTTTAAACTTATAACAACATGGAAGAAATTTTTATCGCGATCATGGAACGCATCGCCGAAAAGATGCCTGAACTGTCATACATTGACGAGGACTACGGACAGCTTGAAGCCGGGGCGGAGGAGGACCACTATCCGGTAACCTTCCCCTGCGTGCTTGTCGGGAACGCCGAATCGGACTGGAATGACCTCGGTTACGGGGTACAGAAAAGCGAGTCACTCATCACCATACGACTGGCCATTGACTGCTACGATGACACCCACTACACCTCCGGAACCTATGACAAGGTAAGGGAACGGCAGCTGAAGGCCAAAGAGCTGTACAAAGCCTTGCAGGAGTTCCAGTGCACGGAAGAGACCAGCCCGCTGGTCAGGGTAAAGAGCCGGGACTATTCGCTGCCGGGAAACATCAAGGTGTACGAGACGGTTTATTC